CACCAGATCTTCCAGCACTCTATCGATACTTTTTGAAAGATAGCGGCTGCCATTCATGGCAAAACGATTCCCGGTGTCTGCCTTGAACGGAGACGCCGGAACCGGCTGCACCTTGCAGCAATCGCACGCCGACTCGCTTCTGGCAGCCTTGCTGTCTGTCGCCTGAGGAGCGTGCTTGCGGCCTCGAATCGTATTCCAGACGTAATCGAAGTGGTCGGGATCGGTGCGCGCCAAAAACAGGGCGTCGCCCTGCATGATCCGTTCGAGGCCCTCGGAGAAAGCCTCGGTGCCGTAATATTGATCGAACGGGGCAAGGTGTCGCTCGTTCAGGTACCGATACTGTCTGCCGACGTACGGCACAATGAACTTGTCCGGCTTGGTCATCTCGAAGTCGCCCCAGAAGCCCGCACCGTTGTAGGCCGCTGCCATCAACATCTCTTCCTCACCCGCCGTGCGCCGCTCCACAAAGTCCACGGAATTGCGCAAGACAAAGGGGTCGAGTTCCATGACATGCCCCAACTCGTGCGCAATGACAGCGCCATACGCCAGCGAGTTGGGCCGAGGGGAGATGGACATGCCCACAGAAACCTCCTCGGGCATGGCCAGCCTGTCTTCCACATCGAAGCCGGTAAAGCTGCGGCCCTCATAATCCTTCAATTCAATGGAGCGCAATGCCTTCAGTACCTGCGGGCTGGTGAAACTGCGCTTGTCTACAATGGAACCGAGATCGCGGGCAATCTCCTGAAACTTGTTCACCAGCTCGTCACTGGCGGCGTCGGTTTCCGGGTCGTAATCAATGGTGAGCGGCTGATCTGCGGCGAGGATGTCCAGAGTCTTCCGCCGCATGTAGCCGACGTAATCCAGTTCCTTGTCGATTTTCGCCCGGAGCTGTGCCATCTCGTCCTGCATTTGGAGAATCTCTGCTGCCGAGAGTGGTCGGTCTCCGAAGGTGTTATAGAGTCTGCGCAGTTCGCGCAGTCTCACCATCTCTGGTTCAAGGCGAGCGACTCGCTCCGGGTTCTCTGCCGCCCATTGCGCATCCGCCTCCTCCAACAGGGCGCGTGCCTCAGCACTGCTCTGCGGCCTTCCCTTTTTGATGGCAAAGGGTTTGGGTGTGGGGATTTCGGCGGCCCCGGTGCCGCGCTGTGCTCTCTTTTCATCGACCAGCGGCACCAGAGAGCAGCGGCATCCCTTGTGTGCTGGTGGTCTGGCAGGCCCTTTGGTGCTCCCGAAGGATTTGCCCAACTCGGCTCGCGTTCCGTTGAGAGGACTACAGATTCCGCACGGTTTCTCCCCTTCGGGAGACGTGCGCCATTCGGCTGCCGTGATCCCGGCTTCCTTGAAGTACGCCTGTGCTGCCTCTGCGTGCAGGTTGGTGACCACTGTCCTGAGAATCTCGTCGAGCCGATCCGCGCTGAAGATCTTTTTGACTTCCTTATCCCACGCCTCTCGCTGATCCCAGAGGGACTTGCCGCCTTGGGTCAGCTTTCTGACCGCAGTATCGAGTTCGCCTTTGATGTCAGCTGCAATCTCATCAGGGTAGAGATTCACCAGTCGCCTGTACGTTGGCTCGAACTTGAGTTTATCGGCCAGCGCCGCACGCTCTTTGAACTTGATCTGCAAACCCACCTGACGCAGCTGTTCCTCGGGAATATCCAGCGCAGAGCCACGAAGCAGGGCTTCGAAATCGGTGCTCCGAAACTTGCTCCGAAAGCGGTCTTCCGTGGCATACGGGTAGATAAATTCCTGAAGCTCATTGAATGATGATTGTGTTCGGTTATCGGAAAGAAGGCTGTCTCGCCAAGCCAGAAATTCTCTTTCCCAGAGCCAGTCCGTCTTCATCTCTTCAATTGCCTGCTGCAAGCGGTCAAACTCGGAAGGCACAGAAGGGGGCAGCGGGATCGGAACCAAATCGCTGTTGGCGTCGCGCTTTACAGAGGGCAGCGCCCGATACGCCACATCATCGACCCCTGTTGCGCCCGAGTATTCGAGCCGCTCGAACTCTGTACCCTTGGAGGGATCAGACAGGGCCACGGGAATCAGGTTGCCGAGATTGCCGCTGGCGTTGTTCTTCGGGGATGGCATCAGGTTCATTCTCCTTGACCGGCGTATGCCCACGGCCGCGAATCGTATTCCACACGTAATCGAAGTGATCTGGATCCTGTTGCGCAAAGGCACCGGCATCCAGATACAGGTATTCCAACCCCTTTGACATGACCTCGGTGGCAAAGAAATCGTCCGTGTCGCTCCATTTGCCGCTCCTGTCCCGATAGTCCTGTTTGCCGATATATGGCTCAATAAACTTGTCGGGCTTGGTGGTTTGGCCGGGAATTGTTATGGCCTGCCCATAGGGTGCGTAGGCTGCGTCCATCGAGATCGCGTTCTCGCCTTCCGTGCGACGCCGAAGGAAATCGACAGACCGTTTCAGCACCGAGACTTCCGTCTCGATCGCATGGCCCAGCTCGTGAACAAATGCCTTGGGTATGCTCTCTCGGTTATTTCTAAACCGCACTTTGCTCATCGCAATCGAGTTCTGAAGGCGGCTCGTCGTTTCAAACCAGTACGGGCCTTTCTCGGTCAAGGTACTGGTCATATAGGTCGCTGACCCGTCCACTGCCTGAACGTCAATGTCTTTCAACGTTTGCAGCATGGCAGGAGAGGTAAAGATACGTTCGTCTACCACCGCTCCCACCCATGCGGCTGAAGAGTCAAATATCTGTTTAATTCTTGCCTCTTCAATCGATCCATACCATGCGTTGCCCACGCGACCCAGACTCCCCTTGGACATGCCGATGGTGACCGGCTGGTCCGCAGCCAGAATCTTCAGGAACTCTGCGCGCCGGTACGCATCCATGTCAGACAGACCCTTGACTTCCTTGTACATTCCGTCCACTTGTTGCGTCAGCTCGGCTTCACGCGCAAGTTCGTCGTCAGTAGGGAGCCAGCTGGGATCTTTTTCCTGCTCTTCTGCCCACCGGGAGAGAATGGCATCCAGCTCTTTGCGCAGCTCTGCGATCTTCTGCTGAATCTGTCTTGTCTTTTCCTCTCTCAGCGCACGGTCTGTTTCATTGCCCTTCCACTGCTCCTCCAGTGCGTCGATCCGTGCGCGGGCTTCCTGAGCCGTCTGCGGCCTTCCCTTCTTGATCGCGAACGGTTCGGGCATGGGGATGCCTGTCTGCGTTCTCTCACTCGCAGGTTGTCCGACTTTGGACTTGTCAACGACGGGGAGGATCCAGCAGCGGCAGCCTGCATGTGCTGGTGGTCTCTCTGCGCCACCGGGAAACGCCTTGCCCGTCTGCACCCGTTGGCCATTCAGAGGGCCGCAGATCTTGCACGGCTTTTCGCCGCCATCGCTTGAAGTGCGCCACTCAACCATGAGTACAGCCGGAGACATCTTGTAGTATTCCAGAGCCGCCGTGCTGAACACATCAGTCACTTGAGTCCTTGCCCAGCGCTCTATCCGATCATTCATCCGCTTGCTCAGCTCGACTCGCACTCGTTTGCGATCCTCACTGGACGTGATTCCCTTTTTGCGCTCATCAGCCCAAACTTTCCCGAACTCTGATTGCAGAGCAGCAATCAGCTCTTTCGCTGACTCGTAGCGCTTGTCCTTGAGGTCGGGATCGTCAAACCACAGATTGAACAGATTGTCTTCCTCACGGGAAGACAAATTCAATCCATAGGGTTGCAGCTGTTTTCTCGGCAAATCCATTGCCGTGTTCTTGAAGAATTGAGCGAGATTGGGGTCGCCCCTGAACTCTTCCTCTGGTCTGCCCTGCATCCAACTCTCAATAATGTCTTTGTTTTGCCGTGCGATTTGTTCAGGAGCGGAGGACAGAAACGCATTGACCTGTTTTTCAAGTGCATCATCCGCTACGGTATCGGCAGTATTCACGTGGCGAGACCAAAGAAGATCGCTCAGCAAGTCGCTGCTGACCGATTCCACAAGCGCCTCAATTGCCCATAGTTGCACGTCCCCTTCCAGATTCGGCTCCGGGGCGTCGATGGGAATGGCAACCAGGTTGCTGTCCTTGACCTGTACGCCCGCTTGCAGTTCAGCCAGGCCAAGCCACAGTGTCTTTTTCTCTGCGTCACTCAAGATGGAGCTTTTGAATGCAGAGAGGTCAGGGTTGTTGCGCTTGCGCGCCCAGCGAAGGAAGCGCTTGCTCTCCTCCCTGATCTGCGTCGCTGTTCTTGCGTGGGGTTGCTGGCCGCCAGTTTCCGCTGGGGCCGGTCGGTCCTCGACCATGGAAACCGGCTCATTCATCGCCAACGCACGTTTGGTTTGCGCGGGCGGCGGGACAGCTGGCGGCTCCTGAGGGGGAGCGTCATTCGCAGGCGGCGTTTGCGTAGGCGCTGGTGCATTGGCGGCGGGCACGGCTGCCGCAGAAGGCGGCGTCAACATACCCAGAGGAGACTGGGTTTCCTCGGGGTCCGGGTCAAGGTCTTCGTATTTGACGCCCTCGGGCAGCTCCAGACCCAACATCTGTGCCACGATGCTGGGCTTTATGCCAGCGCCCACGTAGGTGGCAAACGCCGATGCCCGTTCGTTTTCGTCTTGCTGGAAGACATCCAGCGCCTGAGGCCGAAATTTGATTCTTAAATTTGCCGGGCCAAACAGCTGCGCATTCAAGTGCCTCTCGATCAACAGCGTTTGCGGCACAATGGTGGTCTCATAGAAGGCCTGCGAGTCTTGCCGAGCCGTCGCATAGTTGGCGGCGTTGCTCATGACCAGACTGTGCGGCACGCCGAGCGCCGTGGCAATGTCTTCCCGCTGCTCCATGGTCAGCGCCTGATTTGTAAGTTCCGCCAGCCCTTCTCCCACCGGCACATATTGCACGGCGGCACTCACCACCTCGGTGCTGTAGGCGTTGTTGATTCCACTCAGGAACCGGCCCCACCAGTTCTTGAGCCGCTCCCGTTCGGATTCGGGGGGCACGCCGTTCACGGTCAAGAGACCGGCCTTGATTGCCCCTCTCTCAAAGAACGCTTTTGCAAACTGCGCGCTGTTGTAGATTACGTTGGCAGCATTTGAAGCCGCTTGCGCCGGGGCTGGCCGTGGTTCTGTTTCACGCAGACCAGTCAACCAGATGTAGACGACATCCTGCACGGACATCGTGTTTTGCCCGCCATTGACGTATCGTGTAAACGACGTGAGTCCTTGGGGGGTCCAGACTGGCTCGACTGTAAACGGGTCAAGCCAGCGCAAGCCCGTAAGTCTGACTCGATTGCGCTCCTTGAAGATAAAGGCTTGCGATCCCATGCAGAGGGCCGCCTCAATGCGATAGAGCATGTCAGGCAGCACGGCGAATGGTTGCAGGTTGTCCGGGGCGAGGGCGTCTTCCGAGGTCCAGAGGGGCTTGGTCGATTTGCTTCCATAAATGCTCCATGGCATGGAGGCCACCGAGTTCGCACGCAAGTCGATGGCACGATAGAGGTAGCCTACAAAAGGGAACAACTCCGAGACGGAGCGCTGCGACGGTGTGGGTGACTGCCACGGCAAGCCCCAGTCGGCCCAGTTGGTGATGCCGTCCAGCGGGATGGCCTTCATTCCTTTTCCGATAGAGAAGAGTTTCATCACACCTACCAGATCAAGGGGCCGATGCCGATGCTGCCGTGCCATGCCAAAGCAAGAGCCATGACCGTATCGTCATGAAGTCCGCTGGGCGCGCTGTACGACGGCCTGCCTTGTGCATTGACCTTGTATTCGTAAGCGCCCAATTCCCCGATCAGCACGGGGTCGTTCTGTATGCAGATCTCTCGTCGCTCGAAGGCCAGCGCCAACGACTGGATGAGCGGCGGCTTGCTGGTTGCCGTCGTCTCGAATGCAACCACGGGCAGCCCGTCCATGGCCAGCGCCTCGAAGTTGGGGCCGCCGATGGAGTTCGTCTCCATGAGGATGTGCCGAACGCTCCAACGCTTTGCCAATTCCTCGATGCGTGTCCGGTAAGTCACCCACGGGACGTTGTTGAAGCGAATCATCTCTACCATCGTGCTGGAATTGACATCCAGCACAATGGCCACGGTGTAGTCCTGCTTCTGCGCCGTGTCTACGCCCATGACAAATTCGCCGGGATACGGGCTGACCCGTTCCGCAACTGCGCACTCGGCAATGTTGCGGAAGACCTGCCCTTGCCCCTCGAGGAACTCGGCAAGGATCTCCTGCCGGTACGCCTCTTCGGTCATGTCGCCCACCAACTCGCCGACCGCCTCCTTGTTGAGGTGCGGATTGTCGAGCGTGGTTGCGTGGAACGCCGCCCATCGGCCTGTTGTGTCGGTGATCGCCCGCTGGTAGAGGCCGTAGAACCAGTTGCGCCGCACGGGGGTCGAGAGGAACAGGGTGCTACCGCCCCGGTCGGCCATCATGGGGGCGCCAACTTCGTACCACGCAGACGGGTCCAGATAGGCGCATTCGTCCAGAATCAGCACGTCGGCGTCGAAGCCGCGCAGCACGTCGGGGTCTCGGCCCGTCTTGATGCGCAACAAACCCGTGCCAAACTCGATCAAGCGTTTGGTCTCGTTTTTGGCCAGAATCCCGTTGTCAATCAGCGGCGCCAGCCAGCGTCGTGTATATCGCCAGAAGATGTCCGACTGATCCTGCGAAGTCGAGGCAATCAGCACGTTTTTCTTCTGCAAAAGGGTGGTGCACGCAATCAAGGCGCCCATCGTGGTTTTGCCCGAGCGCCGGCCCGTACAGACGACCTTTCGTTTAGCCGGACTCGTCATCACCTTCGTTTGCAATGGTGTTGGCAGGGGAAAGTCCAACTCCAATACGCCCCCAGTGGATGCGGATCTTGAGTTCTTCGCCGTTCGCCCCCGTGTGTTCAAGTCTTTCCCGCCTGCTCCACTTGTCCGGGAACCGACGCTCAAGCCACCATGCGTCTGCGGTCCAGTTGCCCTCTTGCCCGGCCCGTGCAATGCGTGCGACACGCACGGCTTCGGCCTGCGATTCGGCCTTTCTT